GGATGAAAGATAAATGCTACGACAAATCCTGATCCTTCTACTGATACTCTTTCTAAAGGGAATCCTGAAGAGCCATAAGCTGATGTGCCATATACACCACTATTATAAAACGCTGCAACTTGTGCCGATGAAAACGAGTATGCGTTTGGTTGTGGTGTGTTAGTGTCATCAAAATTATATCGTAATCTAAATGTTTGATTTGTTGTGTCTATAGCTTCATTAACTTTATAGTTAACTAATGCTCTTTGCATACTTTTTCTTATGCCAGGATCTCCTAAAGGCATATCAGGAGACCTATAAAATCCTCTTATAGTTTCTGTATCAGATGCTCTAGTAAATACACCACCTGATTCTTGTTTATAAACATATCCATCATAACCACCATGTACGACTGTTTCTACATCACTAATAAAAAATGAATCAGTAGAAGATGGCTTTATGCCTTTTAAATCTGCATATTCAAAACCTAATGTTCCTGTTTCTGGGTTTGCTTTTAATACAGCTATAATACCTTTTGATAATATTTCTGTTTGTGCAGTTGTAGGAAAAAATAATCTATATTGAGATTTACTTCTAATTATAGTTGATGTGATATTGTCTGTACCAATATCTGAAATTCTATCTTGTATTTGTTTAGATACTGTTCCTAACTCGACATCGCCAATTCTCTCTGTACCTGCGATTGTTCTTAAACCATCAGGTGCTAAATAAATTAAGTCACCACCTAATTCCTGAATACTTTTACCATCAACACATCCTATCTTTCTGGTAACAGGGACAACTACAAAATCTGAACTTGATGTTCCTGATATTTTAAATATTCTATCTTCACCAAATATAAATAATTCTTCACGGAAAACTTTTAGTCCTACTATAGTTGTATCTACTTTTATAGTTCCTGCACCTGTATTAAAATCATCTTCAGAAAAAGGTCCTGAAAACTGAACAGTTGATACAGCATTCGACATACCTGCATAGAACATATGATTTTTAAATGATGCTACAAACTTAGGATTAGTAGGTGCTGTGCCACCATCAGTTGCATTTATTACATCTACATTAAAACTAGTGTCTATACTAAAAGCTGCATCACCACCTGTAGCTATCATTATCTTTTCTGTTCCGTTATAATTATATCTCTCAAAGTCATAACGGTTAGCTGTGCTTTTACCTGTAACTACAGATGTCCAACTACCTGATGTTCCTGCACGAGATATTGTACCACCACGAGCTGCTAAAACTATATCATTAAATATTGCAACCATATCTACAATCTCACTAGATGCAGAAACTTGTGGCACTATATTAGAATTATACTTTGCAGTTCCTAATACTTTCTTATATCCGCCTGCTATATCAGGTTCAAAATTTGTTAATTGTAAAGCCTCTCCAGGTCTCATTGAGAATACATCTTTGTTTAAAACTAAACCTCCAAAACAACTTACAACTGTAGGTGCAATCTGAGATGTATTTGGCATTACATTATACCTTTACCATAGTATCTTAAATTTACTCTTTCATCACGCATATATTCTTGTCTTGTAACTAAATCAGATCTTAATCTTTTCATACCATCTTTAAATTCTTTTTGTGCTATCATAGCATGGTCAGGATCAGATCTAAGATTATATGCATAATATCTTGCTCTTGTTACAATTAAATCAGCATGTCTATCATCTAAATCAGGAGTATCACCATGAGCAGATAATTCTGTATGCTCTTTAAAATATTCATAGACTATTGAATAATCGCTTCTGTCAGGGACAGGAGACAATCCTAATTTACCACTTTGAGTTTTGTATATATATTTAGGTTCACCTTGTGCAGAACTTAAATTTGTTTTATCTCTTTCTGCATACTGTCTAATATAATCATCATAAGATATATATCTTAATCTTTTGGGACTTATGTTTCTAGAAACTCTTACATAGTCTACATCCATATTAGTAGCTGTGCTAGGGTTATTTAAAGTTATAAAAGTAGTTTGTGCAGTTGCTGTAAAGGTTGTATCTAATACTTCACCTTCACCAAAATCTGTTACAGTTAATGTTGTATTTAAATTTTGTGTTCCCTCTGCTGCAGTACCTACTTGTACTTTTAAAGCTTGTCCTGTACTATTAGAATCAAATACTCTTATCTGTAATCTATATTCTGTATTAACTCTAGTGCTAAATGATTGATGAGCTGCAAAGTCATTTAGTCTTAATCTACCATTACCTCCACTATTATAAGCTGCACTACCTGATCCTGCTATTGTAGTCCAATTGCTTATATTAGATGTAAACTCACCATTAGTAATTAATTCTTTTGGTTTTAAATAGAATGTATCCCAATCTATTTTACGCCATTGCAAATCTCCTGATTGAGGAGAGTCTGCTGTTGGTAAATCATATTCTCTTTGACCTGCGTTTGTATCTTGAAATGTTTCTTTGTGTAAACTTGGTAGTTCTTCAAGTTCATTATATATATCATGTAAGGCTCTATTAACAAAATTTTTAACTGATGTTTGTATACCTCTACTGCTAGAAAAATTTGCAGAAGTAAGTTCTACTTCATTCAAATCATTTAAAACTCTATTTGCTAATACTAAGTAAGTTGCCATTATCTAGTAAATATTATTGCCTCCAATTTATTATTTAATTCTTTTATCTGTTGTTCTAGTTTTTCAATTTTGTTAGAACACTCGCATTTATCTTTTTGTTCTTGTTGTGCTATTTCTTCTTTTGTTTCAGTATCTGTTTTATTCCAAGTTGCCATGTTTGTAAAAGGGGAGCATACGCTCCCCCCCTTTTTTTTATGTTATTATGATGAGTTTGAAGCAGTTTCGTCTGAACCGCTTACATCACACATTACTGCCCATACTCTGATTTTACTTGCGTTATCAGTTGCACCTAACACTTTAACATCAATTGTGTCAGCAGAACCATATACATGTCCTACATTTGATGCGTTAGCTACTTGAGCACCGTGACCTGTAGATGTGGAATCTAATCCATCTATGTATCTATCTACATCACCACCATCACCTAAATCAAGTGTAACACTTGAAGGTGAAGCTGTTAGTACTTCAAGTCCTGCGTTGATAACAAGAGTTTCAGCAGGTACATTTAACATCTGTACTACATCATTAGCTGCTGGGTCAAAAAGTGAAAAGTCCACTGTATTCTCTACCCAGTAAGGCTTCCTTCTAGTAGAAGGATGACCTGCGGTACCGCCAGTTGTTTTATCGACTGTTGCCATTAGTTATTCCTCCTATTAGTCAATTAATAAGTGTCTGACCATAAGTGCTTCTGAACGAAGTACCTTTCTGCCAAACACATGCAAACCTCTTACAATATCAGCAAATGAGTCAGGGTCTCTTACTACTTCTGTTTTTGCAATTGCATTAGCAGTAGCAGTTGAAGACATGTGACCAAATAATACTTTAAAGTAATTTGATGTTGAAGAAGCTGCAAAGTTATTAGTCATATAACATCTGAAACCTTGAATGATGCCATCCATTACTCTACCATTTCTGATAGGTGATGCTGCATCTCCAGTTACGGATGCGTCTAGTAGTTTTGATGATGAACTTGCTAAAGCCTCATAGAACTCTGGGCTACCTAAAAACCATCTGTTCTCGAAAGGCACATCATTTCCGTGTAGTCTCTTGGACGCATTCGCCATGATTTCTAACGGATCTGTTTCGGATGAACCAAAACCTGTGTCTGTACCTGAACCATCTGAACCGATAGTTGTACCTGCACCAGATACCATTGCTGCTATAACATTTTCATCGTATGCATCTTTTAGAGCATATGCTCCAGAAGAAGTCGCCAAAGCCTCGAAGTTCACATGAGATTGTCTTTCTTCGATATCGTCAACCTTAAAAGCAAACGCATTAGCTTGGTCTACAGTAAGTTGTAGTTGATCATCAGCCAAGTTTTGGATGTTGATCTGACCACCTCTTGTGTATGAACTCACACTAATTGTTGGTTCCTTAATAATGTTAACAGTATCTCCGTAGGCTTCAATCTCTCCTGCATAGTCTGTATTAGTTATATCTTCTACTACTGATGCAGTTCTAAAGAACTTTTGGACTTTTTGGCTATAGATAATAGGTAAAAAATTACCTGAAGGTAGGTTATCGTAACCTGCCGATTTTGATATTGCCATAATAATCCTCCTATAAGATTGTTAAAGATTAACCATTAACAATTCTACCTTCTTTCCTAGCAAGATCTATCTCCTTCTCATATTTTTCAAACTGAGCAGGTCTCATTTTACTGATCTCACTTATCTTCCAGACTTTTTTGGTACTAGCATCTACATCTTTTTTAGTTGTAGAGGTTACTGACTTTGATGCTTCTAACTTTGAATCAGCTTTCTTTTTAACAATATTTTTATCAGCTTTGTATAAATCTATTGCTCTAGCTGCTAATTTAGCATTAGTTGCATTACTGTATAACCAACCTTTGATTGCTTCATCTTGTTGTTCTACCCACTTATGAAAGTCTTCACTTTTTCTAAGATCTTGGTAGTCAGGATGTAACTTTGCTAATTCAACTTCTGCTTTCTCTTGTTTGACTGCTATTTGTTCAGTCTCTAAGGTTTTAAGTTCAGCTTCAACTTTCTTAGCTTTTTCTTCAGCTTTGGTGTATGCAATAGTTTCAATAATATCATAAACATCAGGATACTTTTGTCTCCATGCATCTACCTCGTCTTTAGTTTTAGGTAAGTTAATTTTGTCAGCATTCTCTTTAAGTTGAGATTTTAGTGACTCAATTTCATCTTTATGTTTTACTAAAGTAGAATCGTAATGTCGTTTAAGATCGCCATAGCGTTTCTTAAACACTTTCTCTTCAGCATCTACAGGGCGTTCTTCGTTTGGAGTCGCTTCTTCATCAGAAGTGTCCTCTGAAACGGTAGCTGTATCGTCTGTTTCATCCTTATCTAAATCTTTTTTATATTTATTTCTATAAGGCGTAGGCTCGAGAAGAGCCTCGGTTGTTTGATCCTGTTCTTGGATCTCTTTTTCGTTTTCTTCCATTTTGTCTCCTTTGGGTGCTGTGGAAGAACAGGTCGCCCTTTTTTATTTTAACTGGGGCTACGACTAAGTAGTCATAGGTGGCCTGTCCGTTGTTGGTGATCCTAATCCACCTTGTGGTGGAGTAGGGCTTTCTGTCATCGCTGATGCAGAAACTGGTTGGTTATTTTGAGTCATATCTTGTATAAACTCTTTCATAGATCCTTCTACACTATCTGAAGGATATCTATTACTAATAACCGAAACTGGTATTACTATTACAGGTTCTTTTGGACCTCTGTTTTCTACTGCAGATATATCTACACCTTTTGATTGTAGTGCTCTTTTTACATCTGCTGTTAAATGCATATCTAGCACAGCATCATCCATTGATACTGGCTGACCTTGAGCCATATTGTTTTGAGGCATACCTGTCTGTGGTGGGGTAGCCATTGGGTCATTCATCATTCCGTTTGCCATATTATTCTCCTTAAAATCCTCTTGCGAATCCTGATTTAGCTGCGTCTTCTATTTTTGACTGTGTATAACTTTTACCTGATTTAGGTGCTCTAAACCTATCTTTACTAAAGTCTGTAGATTTAAATGCTTTACTTTGTTGTATATCTTTAAATTGTTTTTTTATTCTATCACTATCTTGTTTTTGTTGTTCTCTCAATCTATTTTGAGTCTCACTATCTTGTGATATAGGTTGAGGTTCAGGCGGTGATGTATCTACAGGTAAATCTTCATCCATAGTATCTATACTACCTGTTGCAGGCTGTCTAAGAAACTCTGTATACTTTTGTCTATCTTTTTCTATTTCAGCTATTATGTCTTTAGGCTTAGTAATACCTGATTGTATTAATTTATTTATTTCACTTTGATCTAATCTATTACCTTTGTAGAAATATG